CGGCACCAGCGCCACCGTTGCGAGCTTGGCAGCATTGACGGTTGCATAGGTGTCGCCAAACGCATACCCGCTCAGCAGCGCCATCTGGTTTGCGTTGTTCTTGATTGCAAGGAGGCCGCCGTCGAGGACATCCGGGTGTGCGTATTTTGGCATGATGTGATCCGGTAGGTGTGGTTATTACTTACGCAGCCATGGAGCTGCGGCTTCAGCCGGAGCGGGTTCGGTGACCACACTCTGAGCCGGTTCGGTCTGTTGCACTTCCGCAACTTCGTCATCGAAGTGTTCGTGCTCGCCTTCAACGAAGTCGGACTTGTTGATGACGATAAAGCCGAGTGGATTGTCCGAATTGACAACCGACTTGACGCGGGTAGTTTCGACGTGCATTTGGTTCTCCAAACGTGTGAAAACCACCCGGCGAACCGGGTGGCACTTGAGCTGAATTAGCCCAGCAGTTGCGCGGCGTGCGCAGCCTTGATACCGCCGCAACCCCATGCTGCGGACACCTCGTACTGCATCTGGCGGTACTGAGCGTACATCGCCACCTCGAAGGTGATGCCCGAACGTGGGTCCGTGACCAGCATGCGGTCAACAGCCGCGTCACCACCGGCAGGCAGTGCTGGGGCGCGGGTCGCCAGCAGCATCGACGACTTCTGGAACGCGACCATGGCGGTCGAGCTGTTGCCGACGGTCACTGCGGTAGCTGCACCCGGGATGGCTTGGCGCAGGCCCGGCTTGTTCAGGGTCAGCACGCCGGCGCCGTCGGTGCCCAGGTCTTTTGCTGCAACGTACTTGTTGGCGTCGCCCGCGAAGGTGACAACGTCGCCTGCGAGGATGGTGCCGGTGCCAGTGATCAGGGTGATGAAGCGTGCGCCAGCGGCGTAGCCCAAGGTGTTCGTCGTGTAGCTGGCGCCGGTGCCCTTGGCAACCGATTTTGGAGCAGCCGACTCGTGGAACGACAGGCCGTTCAGGTCCAGCAGTTCACCTTGGCGCAGGGTCAGGGTGGTGCCAGCTTCGTTCGCGCGGATCAGACCCGGAACTTTGCGCAGGTTGACGCCGGCGGTCGAGTTGATCACCAGTGCGCGCTCGCCATACGGGCAACCGTTGTCGTCCAGGATCTGGCGCACGAACGCGGAGTCCGAGGTGTCGGTCGCGAACGGGGTCGAGCCAGCGGTGCCGTAGGCACGCGAGGAGGCGCGGCGAGCTGCCATCCACATGTCGACTTCCATCTCGTTGACCAGCGTGCGGATCGCTTGGGTCATCTGGTCTGCCTGGATTGCAGCCGGCGCAGTGCCCGAGGATGCCAGGCCGAGCTCTTGTTCACCGGTCCAGCGGAACGGCACGCGACGGCTCTTGGTGATCTTGAAGTCGTTGGCGTCGATCGTTTGTTCGCCATCGTCCGGCGGCAGCATGCCCGGGGTGATGTCGGTCGCGGTCGTCGGGTTGGTTTCGAACGAGTACAGCACTTGGTTGACCGCTGCGCGGTTGGCGTTGGCGTCCAGCGTGACGCAGGGGATCATGCCGACCATTTCGCGCGAGACGATGTCCAGCGAACGGTACAGCGGTCCGATCAGGTTGTTGAGGGTATTCAGGGCCATTTGAGGTTCCTATTAATCGACGATTTGGACGCCCGACATTGCGACGGTTGCACGCTCAGAAGCAGGCAGAGCCTCGAATTTCGAACGCGTGATGGTTTTCCCGTTGCCACTCGCCTCGCGAGCGCCGCTGGAACCACTGCCCGACGTCGTCGCCGGGAACCAGTGGGGCTTTGCTTCTTTTTGCAGCTCCATCCACTCGGACGGGCCGAATGGGGTTTTGCCATCCCGGCCCAGCTCGGGTTGTCCGTTCGGGCCAAGCTTCACTGCCCGGCCCTCGGCGTCGAGCGTGAAAATGTTACGGGCCGCCAGCAGGGCGTCTTCGACAGCCCCCTTGTGCAGACCTTGCGTTACCGACAGGATCTGGCTTTCCAGAACGCTGCCTTTGTATTTGTCGGCGCGAGCGTTCGCTTCGGCGATCTGGTCGCTGAGCGACTTGATCTGGCCGTCGTGATCGGCGCGCATCCGCTGCGTGTACTTGTCGATCAGCTCGCTGGTTTTACCTTCCGAGATCAGGCGTGCATCCTCGTCCTTTTCCAGGCGGTCTTGCATCGAGCGCAGCTTTTCGATATCCAAGCCGTCGAAAGCTTTGCTAGCTTCTTTCAGCTTGTGCACGGAGCCCAGCAGTTCTTCGTTCTTGGCTTTCAGGCCACCAACTTGCAGGGCAACAGCGTCCGCAATCGCCTTTTCGAAATCCGCTTTGCTCATGCTGATGTTGCCATCACCTTCACCCTCGCCTTCACGGACGGACAGGATGGTGGATGCCACGAATGCGGCATACGAGAAAGTCGGTTTGGTGCGATTTTTGAACATTGTATTCCCCTTGGGATGATGGCGACCTAGTCGCGGTTAAAAGTCCGGCCTGGCCGGGAGTGATTGCCCCAATTATATTACGTCAAAGTACGAAAGGCAACGACTATTTATTGCCTTTCGTGACCACACCCTATTTCTTGGGTCCGGCGTTGTTTTGCAGTTGGGTCTGCGTCGGTGCCGGGGTTGCAGGCGTAGCGTTAGCCTTCGGACCCTTCTTTCTGACGTTGCCCGGTGTGGTTGGTGCGCCTTGCCCCGGAGGTGCTGGCGGAGGGTTTTCCTTAATTGCCTTCTGCTCCTCTTCCACCGTAGCTTCCACGGCAACGATCTCGCCCTTTTTGAGGTTCTCGAACATGGTGTCGTAGCTGTACGCGCCGTTCTGCCAGCCTGCGATAATGGCTGTCAGCTTCAGTGCGTCCATTGGGATTGGGAAGAAGTCGCGGTTCAGCTCAAATTTGACGTCGTCGCTACTTTCACCAGCGAACTCGCAAAAGGTTTTGAGGCTCTTTTCCAAACCAATCGAGATGGCCTGGGCAACACTGGACAGAGTGGACTGTTCTCCACCACGGTGAATAGCTGCCGTGTCCGCAGCCTCCACGCCGTTCACTTGGGGCTCCAGCATGCGTGCACCAAGGACAGCCATGTGGCCTTCCTTCTTGTTGATGTTCTCGCGCAGTTCGGACAACCCTTGCCCGGTGAACTCGAGGAATGTTGCTTTGGCATCCGGTCGTGGAAACACCCAGGCAGTCATGCTACCGATGCAGAACTTTTCGTCCTTACTGTCGTCAGCCACATAGCCAGATACGACAGGTGTGGGCAAACCGGTGAAATGACAGCCGTGCTCGTAATCAGCGGTCACGCGGTAGTGCGCGAGGTTGAGGTCCACAAGGTCGATCAGTGGTGGTTCGTCGATCTCCCAGCTGGTGTCGTCAACGCCGATAAACTGGAATGGAATGTAGTCGAGCTCCTTGCCGTTGACGCGGGGATACACTTCGGAGTCAACTACATCTTCACCCTTTTCGTTCACGTGCATTACGCGCACACGATAAACATGGGTGGCCACACCATCCTTGTCCGTTACCGGCTGGAGGTCCAGCACGCGGTATTGTGTCACCGCCTTATCGGTGAACTCGTCCTCGGCAACGTCCTTCGCTTCTTTCAGCACAACCATGGACAGGACGGTTGCGTTATTGATGGTTCGCACCTTCCAGTTAATGATAGAGAGTGCGGTGTACAGCTTCATGGTTGGGCGCAGATTCTTGGACTTCGCGTCGGCAAGGGTCGCGCTTGCGGGCACTTCCGGGAAGTCGACGAACACACCCATGCGTCCCAGCTTCAAAGCTTCTTCAGCCACACGCAAGGCAAACATGTGCAGCGAGGCACCCGACAGGTCAATGTTCGGCAACATTGCTTTAATGCTATCAGGCACAGTGATGGCGGTAGGCTTACGGAAGATCATGCCTTGCAGACCGCTCACGGTGCGCCACGTAGCGTTATAGAACGTTGCGCGCCGTTTGTAGGACTTGTACTCAGGATCGGTCTGATCGCTCAAACGCGGCAAGTACCGCTCACCGGCTTCATGCACAGCGTCCTGTCCCTTGCAGACGTCAATGCAGCGCTTCCACTTGTCGGACATCGCTACATATTGCGGGTGTTCGTGGTTAACAGGCATTATACCCCTCCAATCCTAATTTTCTTGTGAGTGTGGTCAGCTGCAAGGACGCGGTAGCGTGCGTCATCAGCTGCGTGATCTTCGGCGTCGGTATCCACGTCGTCCGGGTCTTTACCGTCTCGCGGTATTGGTGGGACGGTGCGGATGAAATCGCGGCAGGTTTCAAACACGTACAGGCCCGGCTTGTCCTGAAGATTGTGGTCAGTAACAGCGGATAAACGATCCCGCATAAGCTCCCAACCATTCTTACGGCTACCAGCCTTCTTGTCAGCTAGAGTCCAGAACACACCCTCAGACTCCATATTCTGACCAATCGACGCATCGTCAGTGACGTTGTAGATCGCTGAGTCAGCAGGGCCGGGTTGAACGCGTCCTGTAATTCCCATCTGATCTTCACGAGCACGGATACCAATTGCAACATTCTTTGCAGTCATCCGCAAGCCTTCGTTGGGCTTGCCTGTGCAACCGTACCATTCCCCGATGCGAATGAGCGTCTTTGGCGGGAAGCTGCGGGTCGTACCGTCAGGCATTTCGGCGTCCGTACCGTCGGTCTGTGCCCACCAACCCACGCTGAAAGGTTTGCTCGAGCCCCAATCGAAGGACCGGTCAATGCGCCACGTGCGCGGAATCTTAAACGGCTTCAGAACGTGAGACTTAGCATCCCAAATATCGTCAAACATACCGCCGGACGTGATGTCCCAGCTACCCTCAAGCCAAGCCTTGCGCTTGTTGATATCCGTAATCGACTGGAGCGTCTTAATGTATTCTTCACCAAGGAATGGATTCTCTTTAACCGAGCCGAACAGCGCAACGCGCATGTTCCCTTCCTTGTCGCGAATGATCTTACCGTAAGGCGCTGGGTCGATGAAGTATTGCTTCACCCAATTGTGCCCAACCCCGTATGGGTTCGTTGAGCTGCGAATGTGGCGCGGGATCATTTGCAGCCGGTCCGTTGCTTGGAACGACGAGCGGTTGCACGACTTCATCGATTCGTAGCAATTGATCGACGGCCAGCTAGTCAGCTCTTCCCATCCGATAAACGGGTATTCGTGGCCGTGGTACGACCAGTAATCTTCTTCGTCTTCAAATGCACGCAGCAGGAGCTCTTCACCGGTTGGCCACACCCACTTAAGGCTTGAACTTCCCGCAAGAAAGCGAGGCTTCTGCGCTGATCGATTGAACCACCGCTTCGACTTAGAGATAATATCGTCCAAGTGCTTGTAGTTTCGTCGAAAAATAACGCCGCGCCAGTAGTCTCCGTATCCACGACCGCAGTATTGAGCGAACGCAAAAAGCATGGAGTCAGTTTTTCCCGGTCCGCGCGTTCCGGCGAAACATACTTCACGAATGGGGCATTGCAGAAAAAGACTCTGACTGCCAGGAAGGGCTTTCCAGACCGGTGGCGGCACGCGCAAGGTTTTCTGTGGAACGACAATGCCGCCACTGGATTCTTCCCAAAACATTAATCAGCCTTGGCTTGCTGAACTTGTTCAGTCTTGCCTGCAACGAGGTCAGCTTGCTGCTTTTCAGCAACAGCTGCCCATTCTTCAATTGTGGCAACGCCTGGCACAACAAACACGCCACCCGTCGCAATCGGCTGGCCGTCCGGTCCGGTCATTTCGTGGATGGACTTCTTCGGTGCATCCAGACCCTGAATGGCTGCAAGCTTGGCGAACGCTGCGACGCGTGCACCAGCAGACGCGCCCGGTCCGGTGTAATTAGCCTCGCGGATCAAACCGCGAATAACCATCTTGCGCATTGCGTCAGGACTCGCCTCGTCAGCCGTGGTCTCCATTTTGGAGATTTGGCTCATCACGTAGGGGCAGTTCATGAACCGAACTGCGTATTCCTTAGCGTAGCTTTGCCCGTAACCGACGCGGATTGCCGCCTCAAGAGCATTGTAGTTGGTGAGGTATTCTTTAACGAACAGATCTCGCAGAGCCCGTTCACGATGCGTCAGTCGGCTAGCGACGTCCTCAACGCTGCCAGGATCTACGAACAATTCCTCGTTTTGGTCCGACATGGGTTACTCCAAGATGCAATTGTGATTACAGTGGAGTATAGGCTAGAACGCTAGATGAGGGCAAGCCTTTATTTGCTTTTGTGCAGGGCGCACAGCAAAACAGCGTGGGCAGGGGGTGTATTTGCGCAGGCAAGCGCGTGGGCGGGGTGTGGGTGTATATGGTGCAGCACCGGAGACGCTGCACCCTGTAGCGCGTTTAAACGCGTGTCATTCTCAAGCAGGCTTGTAGGCGCTCAATTACTCTCGGGTCAATAGGTGTAGCACCTGAGTTAAATAGCATCAACCATCTTTCAAGCTCTTCAGCGTGTGCAAGACGGTAAGCGCGTCCTGCGTCGTCTGCTTTATCGAAGAATCCAAGGCTTTTAGTCCTACCAGACAGGCTAATAGTCGCCTGAAATTTCTTACGCACTTTATGGAAACAAACGCCTTTCAGTTCGGGCTGCGAGCCATTTACTTTTGAACGGAACAGGTAGTTCAAACCTCTAGGCACCAGCACGCAGGTGTCTTCAGAATAAAGCTTATTTCCTGGAACTAAAATGTCCTTGTCCAAGTCGTAGCCCTCCGCCCCGAAGCCTACCTGACGCATATGCCACTCAACAAAGAACTGGAAGTCTCTGAAGTTCTCCGACATTGTGCAGCCGATGTACGTTGGGAAATTCCGTTGAACTGAGCCACCAACCTTGCAACGACTACTCATCGCATTCCAAACTCGACCTGAGTGAGTCCAACAAGGTTGGTTGCCGTCTCGAAAACACTTAACCCATGAGCCGTTTCCGTCTTTAAAATTGGCAATCACTATTCCCTCCACTCGCCAATATTCCAGTAGGCGATGTTGGTTCGAGTTATTAGATAGTCAGTTAATTCTTGATGCAACTGCTCTTGCTTGGGCGTGCGCGGTCCAGTGTGCAGGATGATAACGTGCAGATTGTCAAAACCTTGAAGCTGGTCCGTTGACCAAGCGTACCGTCCAATGATGCCTGTTACCGACAGGAAGTCTTGGGCAAAGCGGCTTGTGTCTGCCAGTACGAATACCCGGCGGTCCATAACCAGCACCTTCAGCACCGCGAGCATTTTGACGACCTCGCCCGGTTCGTAATTGGGAGACCGACCGTGGCTACGACGTCGGCGCAGGGTTTCTTCGATCAGCTTGCGCAACGTTTGGATATTTTTAGAAAGTGCCATCATCAACCCCCATGTACCATGCAACATGATGCGCTGCTTGTTCCCAACCGTAGCAGCACGCGTAAAGATAACCATTGTCAGCGACAAACTTACCGAATTTGATCTGGTTTTCAGACTCTTTCCCGTCAGGTTTCTTCATTTCT